TTCAACGACTGATATTCAAAATTCTCATCGAAGATGCCTTTGCGCTTGCGCTTGTTATTCCTTCGGCGATGCCTTTGAACTTTGGGCGGGGTTAGAGGTTAAAGAATCAAAAGAAGTTATTGAAGAACCAGAAGTTGCTGATAATACAGTTGAAAGAACACCGACAAAAACTAATCAAGAACCTGAAGAAAATTATCTTTTACCGCAACAAATAAATGAAAAAGCAAGAGACTTAATTTGTGACGATATAAGAAAATCAGGTCATCAAAAAGAAATCCTTAGTAATTTTAAAGAACATTTTAAATTAAAAGTTACTTCTGTTCGTCCTGAAAATATTACATTATCTGAACACGGCAGATTTTTGCGCCAAGCTATTGAAAAATATAATGATAAAAATTAATGACAGAAGAACAAGCCGATCAAGCGGGTCAAGAGGTGATTCAACAATTACGTTTGCGGCGTTCTTCTTATTACAACCGCAACAAGTTTTGGTTCAAGGTCGATGATAAAGAAGCCACCTTGATTCGCGATTATTGCGAAAAACACAAATTAACCTTAACTGAATTTTTTAAAACACTTTTATCCCAACATTTTAATCATGGCTGACCAATTCAAACCCGCACTCCCATATCCAGTAAAATTTTCTACAAGTGAAAATGAATATGACGATGCCGATAAATTTCCAAAAGCAATGTCGCTTTTTGTTCCTTTGGAATCAATTCAACCATTTTGTGATCATATGATAAAGCTAGGCGATACGAAAGCAAAAACAGGTAAAGTTTGGGACTACACAAAAAAAGAAGAAGTTGAAGTCCAAGGCATTTATTTAAACGCTAAAGGTAAAGAAGGAAAATATGGAGACTTTGGGAATATTAATCCAAAATTAATTGAACTTTCTACGGATGATATGCCTTTTTAATTTTTGGTTCTTTTTGTTCTCTTTCTTTTTTTAAACTAATTTTTATTAGTTCTGTTTCTAAATCCCCGATCTTTGCAATACAGTTTTTTATAACTTCGTCTTTCTCCCAATTTTGACGTTGATAATTAATTGCTAAATCTTGCAAATATTCGGGGTCTTTCATTTCAAGAATCATCCGCGCCTGAATCTCAAGATAAAGTTGATCTTCAAGCGTTTCTGTTATGGTAAGCCAATCATCCCAAGCCATAGCAAGAAATCCTCCTATATTAGGGATAGGCTAACTTTGGGGATTGTTTAGTTAGCCTATCTTTTGCAGAGAAGGGATGACCAGTATCCCTTATACTTAACATAACTTAAAGTTATGTAACAGGCCATAACTTTTCCTTAACCAATGCGACAATTTCATTATCAATGTCTGTCTCCGTTGAGTCAGCATAGTCTTGAAGCAATCCCAGAACAAGAGATTTTACCGCGTTCGATTTGACGAAAAACTTCAGTATAGGCTTGATAAATCTAATCATGTTTTTGTTATATATCTTTCCAACTGTAGACAATTTTGCTAGTTTTAGCAAAAAGCCTTAATTATGGACGATCAAGAACCGAGTAAAGTCGAAACTATAGTTAAAGTTTGTGTCCTTCTTTGGTCGGCCACGCTCTTAAGCCTTTCATATTATGAACCGCCAGATGGTAAAAAATTAGTAGATTTTGACCCGACATTTATTGCTTCAATTTTTTCAGCTTCTACAGCTTCACTAGGTTTTCAGATAAAAAAGAAAAAAGACACTATAGTAGACAATAAGAACAACAAAGTAGGCATCAAATGAAAAAACTACTTCCTATTTTATTTTTGCTTCCGCTACCTATTCAAGCGGGCTATGTCCACAAAATCACGGCATCGGCTCAAGGTGTTGTCGATGGAAGTTATTCTCAGGCAAAACGAATCGGGTCAACTTATTCGATGAGTTCGACAGGCATTTCGGCGGGAACTTTGGGTCATTTAGATTCACCCGCACTTGATAACAGTTCAGTATTAACAGGCGTGGCGGCGACACACGGCATCGGGACTTATACCCAAACGACAGCAGGCGCAGCTACTTCATTCTCGGAATCATTCGTTCAAGGCGATGCTGTAGTTACAAGTGCAAGTGTTTCAAGTGGCGTTGTTAGTTCTTTACCAGTAACAGGTGACACAATCACATATTCAGGCGGTTCAAGTACAGGTCAATCAATCGGCATAACTTCAGTACAAGGCGGAACAATCACATTAAGCCCCGGCGCAGCGGGTTCAAGTGTAACTGGATCAATTACAAGTTCAATCGAAATTCAATAATGCGGCGGTTATTTGTAAGCCTTTTGTTGTTGTCTTCTACGCCGTGTTTTGCAATCCCAGTTATTCCAAATTTTTCAGCCGGATCGTCTATAAGTCGAACAACCAGTTCACAATCAACGCGAGAAATTATTCAGTCATATTCTTATTCTACTGGCTACCAATACACAACAGGGGGAACTAATGTCGAAGCGGTCACGGCAGGCGGGACAATAAGCCCTGAAGCGATTGCAGGGGCTACTCAAACAATAAACGGCGTTACTTCTACGACAACAGGAATAAATTTATCAACAAAGCCCGCGTGGAAACAATCATCGGCAGGCGCAGCGACACAATATCACGAAAGTTATATTGGGCCGGGGCTAAATTCTTATGTCCATATAGACCGGACTATTGACGTTCAAAGCGTAACTGAATCAACGTCAACGTTTACGCAATGATAAAAAAATTTAAGATCGCAAGCGCAATATTATTTTTTTCTGTCCAGTTTCCAAGTTTTGCAAATACGAATATGACTAATAATCCGGTATCAAATTCGTCTGGAAGCGTTACGAATTTAGGGGTAATGAATATGCCGACAAGACAATTTCAAAATCAGGTCGGATTAAATACTGTTGTCTGTCAATCTGATACTTTAGTCATCCAACCCTTCGTCACTTCATCGGCATCATTTACAAAACCTTATCAGGATTTTTATTTAGATCCAATCTATTCAGTAAAAGATACGGAAGGCGCGACAGATGCAAACGGTACTGTTATCGGTGACGGCGACCCTGACAATCCCGGCCAAATTATCGGCTATAAAACAATAAGAACAGCACAAAAAGATACTTATAGTATCTCGCCGGGAATCAGTTTATCTTGGAATATTTCACTAGATCGTAAAGCGGTGAAATTATGCCGCGAAGCTCAACAAAGACAATCTGATTTAATACAGGCAAGAGTAAACGACAATATGTACGCGCTAGAACTCGGACGCTTAAAAACGTGCGGGGATTTATTATCCAAAGGCTATAATTTTAAAACTTCGTCAAAATATTATAAATTATGCGAAGATGTCCAATTAACAAATCCAAGCAATACTTTAATTAATCATCAACATTCTTTGAAAGAAGTTTCTGTTTCTTCTGACGCGAAGAAGAAGTAAATTTTGTTCCCGACTTTTTCCCGAGTAATTTTTTTACACGGTTTATAACTTGTTTGAAAATTGGTTTTAGAAGCCGTGTTATGAAAGGCGTTGCTGTTGCCGCTGATGTTGCAACGATTGTTACTACTAAGGTTGTTGCTACTACGGAAGACGAGGGAAGGTATTTATCGGCAAAATCAGTTTTTTCCCATATTTCAATACATTTTCCGTCTATCACTTCAAACCCGACAACCTTTTCTTGTGCTTCTGCATTTCTTATATCGTTTAATCTGTATTGTTGGTCTTTCGCAGGGCAATCAATTTCTTTTTCTTTGATTACATTATCATTATTATTTTCTTTTGTTTTTGGAATTTCTGGCGTTTTTATATCAGGAATTTCTGGCGCTTCTGTATTTGTATTTTGTTGAGGTGTAACTATTTTTGCAGTCGGTGAATAATCGGGCGCAAAATAAAAAGGGGCTGTCGCATCACATATTGCGACATTGCCATCGGGGTCATTGTTGAAATGATCACTCCCACCTGTTACAGAATCGCGTACAACAGCGCAAGGCGCATCAATTACAGGAACGCCCATATCAATCGTTAAAGGCGTATCAACAACGATTGGCGGTTCAATATGTATAGGTTCAGGAATATCTATATTCGGGATAAATATTTCCCTTATTTCCATTTAAATTTTAAAAGGAGAAACACCGCCTGTTGTTTTTGGCATTTCTGGCATTTCTGGCATTTTTATATTACTGATTACTTCCTGAATCATTTTTTCTTTGAAATCTTCACTTGTAACCATCATGTAACCGTAGACGCCAGCACCGACAGTTGACGCGCTAAGTATAAAACTTAAAATGGATAATATCTGAGAAATTTTTGCCATGATTAGAGAGATTTTAATAAAATTAGCAGCGCCCCTTACGTTGATGACACTGTTTCTTCTGGTTGCTTTGATGCCTTTGTATCTGATGGCTGGTTTTCTTCGGGTGTCTCTTGAGTCTCAAGGATCTGCTGTTCCAAAATCTTCATTGCACCGTTAATTTCATGCAAAGCAATAGTTAGGTTTTGTCTTTCTAATGCAAGTTGCTGTAATCTTTCCTGTAGGTTCATAATTTAAGAATAAATAGCTTTACCTGTAGTTATAGCAGCATCAATAGCTGTAAAACTTTCTGATGTCCAGATAGAAGTCGTACCATCAGTTTTTGTATAAGCTTTGATAATTTCAAGATGTTCAGTATTTCTCTGAATCATTTCTTTCCATTCTGTTTCAGTATCAGAAGATCCTGTTCTTGTACCATATGCAGCAAAGTTAGCATCTGCATTGATTACAGTTACGCTATCGCCAGCAGCAGAAAATATTGCTGCGATTTCATCTGCGGTTTTTTCTTCCATAATTAAAAATTAGGTTACTTTTAGTTTACCCTGCTTCGAGGGCTGTGACTTTAGTTGATAATTCTTTTATAGCATTAACAAGTATTGGTACGAGTCTTTCATATTTCATTCCATAACTCATGCCATCTTCTGTAAGGTTTACAACTAAAGAATTATCATTAGAAGATCCATAACCATTTGCTTTTTCTACTTCTAATGCTTCCTGTGCTAAAAATCCAATATGAGTTTTTGTTCTTTTCTTAGACCCATCAGGTGTACCAAAGGGTTCTGCATCTGTTCCGTACCATGTTCTTCTATCCCATTTATATGTAACAGGTCTTAGTGCATTGATCCAAGCAAGACCAATGCTGAAATCAGCTACATCTGTTTTATCTCTTGAATCTGAACTTGATATTGAAGTATCAGCACAAAATAAATTAGAAGTACTATTATTTCCTAAAACAACATAATTACTTGCTGTTGTAATTTGTCCAGATGGTGAATTTGACCTACCAGAATCTAATCCTAGACAAAGATTATTACTTCCAGTAGTTATATCAAAACCAGCTTCAGACCCTATCAGAGTAGAACCAGTAGAAGTTGTTGCGGTAGCACCAGCCTTAAAACCAACGGCAACAAGTGAATCTCCAGTTGTGGTGTCAGACAGTGCTGATTTACCAACTGCTGTGTTGTTAACTGCAGTTGTATTGTGATACAATGCGTTTTGCCCTACCGCTACATTCTCTGAGCCAGTAGTATTACTTCTTAATGCATTAGAACCTACAGCAGTATTATTATCAGCAGTCGTGTTTGCATTCATAGCAGACTGACCAATCGCAACATTCTCTGAACCTGTAGTGTTAGTATAAAAAGCTGCTCTTCCCATGACATTATTATTATTTCCTGTGGTGTTGTTATAACCAGCAGCTTCTCCAATAATATTACTTTGATACCCTGTTGTATTAGAGTATAAAGCTGTTGATCCAATAGCCACAAGACTATATCCAGTTGTGTTTAGATTCAAAGCACTTCTTCCAACTGCTGTGTTGTTAGAAGCTGTCGTGTTGTTAGCTAATGAACCTTGTCCTACAGCAGTATTAGAAAATCCAGTTATGTTTCCTTGCAAACTACTTTTACCACAGGCAGTATTATTATTAGCTGTTGTATTAGCTGTTAAAGCATTTTGACCAACCGCTACGTTCTGAGTTCCTGTAGTGTTTGCATCTAAAGCACTAGAGCCTATAGCTACGTTATCTGCTCCAGTTGTGTTTAATGTTAAAGCAGCTTGACCAACAGCAGTGTTGTTATCTGCGGTTGTATTTGACAATAATGAGTCATAACCAATAGCAACATTACTAGAACCAGTTGTATTGGAATCCATAGAATCCATACCGATTGATACGTTTTTATTACCAGTAGTGTTTGTATCTAAAGCATCTTTACCAATAGCTACGTTTGAATGACCAGTTGTGTTTGATCCTAAAGCACTTCTTCCAATAGCAGTATTATTATCAGCAGTTGTGTTTGCATCTAAAGCAGAATATCCAACAGAAGTATTAGACCCACCTGTCGTATTAGCTCCAAGTGCAAAACTACCAACACCTACGTTCAATGTACCAGTTGTGTTTAGAACTAATGAGTTATAGCCGACAGCAGTGTTGAAATCTGCTGTTGTGTTAGCGTTTAAAGCATTAGTTCCTAAAGCAGTATTTGAAGCTCCAGTTGTATTAGCACTTAACGTGCCATATCCAAATCCAGCGTTATAAGCTGCTGTAGTATTCGCATCTAAAGAAAAAGAACCAAAGGCAGTGTTATTCTCTCCAGTTGTGTTCACTAATAAAACATTTCTACCTACTGCGGTATTGTAATTAGCAGTTGTATTTGCGTTTAAAGTATTATGTCCAAAACCTGTATTTGAATGTCCTGTTGTATTAGCACTTAGTGAACCATATCCAAATGCAGAATTATCATTTGCGGTTGTGTTTGCATCTAAGGCATAAGTACCCACCGCCGTATTCTGCGTTCCAGTTGTGTTTGATACTAAGGCATTTAAACCGACAGCTACGTTGTTACTTGCTGTCGTATTAGCTTGTAATGATCCATAACCAACTGCTGTATTATTTGCACCAGTACTATTATTAAGCAAAGATGATCTACCTAATGCTGTGTTGTTAGATGCTGTAGTGTTTGAATATAAAGCTGCTTGACCTAAAGCTACATTATCTGCACCAGTTGTATTGGTAAATAATGCACTATCTCCACAAGCAACTTGAGTACTACCTGTCGTATTATTTTTTAAACTATCGTGACCTACTGCAACATTGCTAGTAGCAGAAGTCAAAGATGTTAATGCTGAATTTCCTATCGCTGTGTTATTTCCACCAGTAACAGAAGCATCTAAAGCTGTCTCTCCAAGAACAGTGTTACCAGCAACAGAGTTTGCACCTTTACCTACAGTTACAGAATTTATTGTCGCATCAGCAGCCGAAGTTAAACCACCAGCAAGTGTTCTTAAATCAATCCAGCCATCATTAGCTGAATTACGCATTTTTAATAAACTATTACTTGTATCAGCCCACAACATATATGCAGCAGTCGTACTAGGGGCGGAACCAGAACTATTATTTGTTAATACTGCCTGTAATACATTATTTAAATCACTACGAACATTCGCACCTGTACTGTTGTCTATAACATAATCATGTGTAGCCATTACTTAACCCACTTTTTCTTTTAAGTATATCTTAATTGACATTTTTTAACTACCTCGCCCGAAACCTGTAGCAGTATATTTAAATTCTCTATTTACAAAAGTTTCATTATTTGAAGTATCTCTATTTTTTACATCAATATTAAAACCACTACCTGTTATCGAAGATAAAGCAAAGAAATCGCCAGCTTGTGCATTTTCAATTGTAATTCCTATTGATGGTAAAACTGAACTTGCTGCAACGCTAGTTCCCGACTGACCTGTGAAGAAAGTATTAGTGAAACTGACCGACTTCTGAGAAGTACCTGACGAAATAATCCCACCACCTGTAGCCCCTGCATTACCAAGACTTGTTTCTGTTCTACTTTCTAATTCTGCTGTATAACCAAGTTGATCTATCTCAATACTTTGTGCAGGGTCATCTGAATCCATTTCACATCTAAATTTAAAACCTCGACCAACATAAGTTCCATTGACAAAAGGGTTAAATCTTGAAAAGTTTGCTCCATATGTACAAGAAGTGCCACTTGATATGGTTGCAGATGTCGCTGAAGTAACTGTAAATGTACTAGTGCTAGGCACAGTAATTATTTCATAATTTCCATCTGTTGCAGATCCCGCAGTAAAGTCTATAACTACAAAATCACCGACAGAATATCCATGAGAACTCTTTGTAATTGTAATAGTTGTCCCGCTTTGTCCATAAGTTGCAGAAGTTGATAAATCAGGATCAAGGTCAGTTGTAGCAACTAATAATGAAGCCCCAACATCAAATGCAGTAGCACCATCAAAGTCTGACCATGTATCTATGTTTGCCGATCTTTTATCAATCAAATCATTAGGGTAAAAACCTTGTGTAACAAAATGTCTGCGTAATCTTAAAGGTTGTTTTCCACCTAAATCAAGAGTATTTGCAAACTCATATGAACCGCCTGTAATATCAACAGCACCTAAGAAGTCAAAGTCAGCAATTGCATCAAAATCCGAAACACCATCTAATTCATCTAATGAACCAAGAACAAGACCATTTACATCATCACTAAAAAAGCAATCAACTTTTGCTCCACCAAAAGGCGGGGAATCATTATCTTCTCTATCTACTAAGACAGATAATTTTGGTAAAGGGTCAGGGCTGTTTACGATTACTGAAGTTTCGCCAGAACTTAAACGCCCGCCATCGTCTTTAAATTTTAAAATATATTCGCCGGTATTTCCGATATTAGGAACAATCGTTTCGTTAATATTGCCGGGCAATGCAGGGATTACATCAACTGAATTTGTAAATGTTGCCGTTCCATCGCCGATATTGCTCCCTCTAACGACCACGTTTCCGCCATGAACCACATCGACATCTGTTGCCTTATCAAATCTAAGTCTTACAAATTGATCATTAATAGGTTCAATTCTTAAATTTGTCACGTCTTGTGGTAATGCTGTTTTACCGACAGCTTCAAAAGTTAAGTCAGTCGAAGTTGCTGAAAGTTGAGCCTGTACGTTATAACTAAAAACTTGTATTTCATAAGTTCCAAGTTGACTATTAAAAATTTCAAAATCTGGCCTTGATACTTTTTCTGTGACAAAGTTTCCGTTTTCATAACGATAATTTACTTGATATTCAACAACACCATTTATAGCTTGCCAACTAATAACTATTTTTGAAACGGCTTGATTATTTATCGGGATTATTGTTTCAACTGCGGTCAAACCCTCGGGAGGATCTGTTAAAGCATTTAATATCGAAACATTTCTTGCGGGTAAGGCTTCGCCGTCTTCAATAAAAGCGTATTTTTCATTTATATACGATAAAGCTGTAATTATGTAATTTATTCCGTCTTGTTCTTCAACTGTTATTACTCTAAATTTTTGCGCTTCAATAGTTACGTTAGAAATTAGCCAAATTGTATTTACATTCGGTGTTTGACTAAAAGCTGATGAAACAGTAACAACGCCATTTGAAACACTTGAAATTGTTTTTGTCTCGACAGAACCATCTGGCAAAATTAAAGATAAAGTCGCATCACCGACAGGATTACCAGAACTATCAACAGCAAAATCTGTTGCGTTTGTATCGTCTACTGTAACAACCGTTGTTGAAGTAACAGCCGAAAGTCTGCCTGAACGTCTTGCGCCTGCACGAACAGGGTCATTGATTTCTATAACAGCGCCCGGCCTAACCATCAACCCGCCATCCATTGATGTTGTAAATGTCACTAGCTCCGATTCGTTAGCTTCCGAAAACGCAATTGCCTTTGCCAATCTGAGCGCTTGCCCTCTTGAAGTGCAGCCAAAACCTTTTACCTGTTTTACAACAGTTCCAATCTTTGCTGACAATGTAGTATTTTCAAAAACTTCATAATCTATTTCTTGCGAATCCATGTTGAAATATGAAACCGAAATAACAGAATGTCTTTGTTTTAAACTTGAACCTGAATAATTAAAACCATCACTTGAAATATTTGCCAAAGAAAACAAATATGAAGCATCTTTCGGGGAATCTTGAGCTAATAAAATACTGCCGGTTGACCAAATTGGCATACAGCGCATTACGCCCGCAAGTTCATTTATTAAATCAAATGCTTCACTTGAAGATTGAATATTGACGTTACAAGAAAATCTTGCTTCCTGTCCGCCAAATCCATCATCGACAAGAGTGTTTGCAAATTTTGATGCGGTTACAAAAGAAAACAAATCGAGGTTTGCATCTGCAATATGTGTTCCAAATCCATATCTTTCAGTAGTGAGCAAATCTAATAACACCATCGCAGGGCATGAACACCAAACCGCAGCGCCCATAACGCCGTTAAAAATATATCCGTCTGGATAAACAATCCGACCTGTTGCAGAATCGACAGACGGCGTTCCTGAACTAGATGCTCCCGCACCCGGAATCCTTATCTTAATTCCGCGAATACGGAATTTCCGGCGAGGGATCGAACTAAACTGTTGAGAATCAAGCCTGATCGCGTTATAAGCTGAGTTTGCATAAGTGCTTGCATCGTCAATAATTTCAGCAAAACTCGTAAATTGAAAAGAATCTATTAATGATGTATCTGTAGAATCTGCTGTAACTCTTGAAACTCTTACATCAACAGGAAACGCACCTGTAATATCAACAGAATAATCTCTTTGATAAGCGTCAGCGGTTCGACCTGTAATTGTATCTGTGAAAAGATCAGTAAAACCGCCGCTATTATATTGAACTGATATTTTAAGCTGAACAGAAGAACCTAAAAGATCACCTTCATTTGTTGCTTTTTGTATTTGTGGAAATGTAATTGATACTTTAATACGATCAACATTTGTATTTGTAATTTGTCTTGTAACTGGCGAAGATGCTGTAACAGTTACCCCGACAGGTGTTATTGATGAAGAACTTTCAATGCCTGAAATTTTTGTTTGGTTTGCAGTTCCAAAACGCGGCGTAAAGGTTACATTCTGAAAATTAAAATCATTTGTTGCGGGACTTGATGAAGACGCTGTTGCTTTTAAAATTGGCGTATCGTTTAGAAAAACATCTTTTAAATAAGCATTTTTATATGCTGTTGTTGTTCTATCTGTTAAACCTTCTTTTGAAGCGCTTGCAGAACCTTCAATCTCGCCTTCTGATATAAGGTCAAGGAAAGTTGCGAATTGCTTACTGTGTAAGGTATCAGGGGTTCTTGTCGGTTGTCTTGGGGGCGGCGGCGAACCTCCACCACCTGAACCGCGAATAATTTTTCTTTTATCGGTCATGCTTGAACTTGCTCCGTATCAATACCGCCAGAAATTACGACTGATCCTGTAAATATTTCACCGTAAACAATAGGGACTGGCGTTCCGGCCCGGCTTGTCTGTTGCGTCCCTGAAAAACTAAACGAAATTCTTGGATCTTGTTCACTAGAAAATTCAGGTTGTTTCGGCATTGGGAACAACATTCCACTTACACCGCTAAGAACTAAACCCGCACCGATAAGACCGAGAGCCGCCGAACCATAAGCCCCCGCCGCATATAAACCTGTTGCACCTATCAAACCACCTCCGCCAGCTAAACCCGCCCCAGAACCGCCAGCAAAAAGCCCCGCACCCATTGGGGTAAATGATAAACCGATCAAGGCCACTCCAAGAAGCACTTTTCCGAAATTACCCCCCGAACCTGAAATAACAGGTACAAAAGAAATATCTGATTTACCAATAGGATCGTGAAGCTCGTCCGCACCAATTTCTTCATCATTAGCAATAACTTTATAATATCTAGTCGCCATATGTTTTTCTAGTTCTGGAAAATTATTTATTAAAAAACTTACAGCTTCAGGAATACTTGCAACATTTATATCTTCAAATTCTTTATGGCCGATTTCTTTGGCTAATTCTCCATACAGTTTAATTTTACGAAGCATAACGCAACCTCTTTCCTGTACATTTTAACAACCAAGGGTTGTATGGTTCTTTACAACTTAGTCTATCTCTAAAATGATGCAAAACATCACCATCTAAAAAAATCGCCACATGATTCAAACCAGTTCCGCCAACCGACATAAATAATAAATCGTTATTTTCTAATTTTTCCTCTTTTCTTAATTCACGGAATCCTGTCCGCCAAGCGCAGCAATCAAACATCGGTTCAGCTTCAAATTCTTCAGGTGTCAATGGCCTTTCCCAATCACGCAATTCAATATTTAATTTTTCTTTATAATATCTGCGAACTAATGACCAACAATCAGAAATCCCCCACACCCACGGCTGACCGATTATTTCTGGTTTATATCCTGTGGGTTCACAAAAACCCCATTGTTCAGTTTTAGGGTTGACAATATGCCAAGGCAAATTTGATTGCTCGCAGCTTATTTTATCCGCTTCTGAAGCTACAGGCGGTGTTATCGGGTGCGAATGTATTATTGCAATTATTTCTCCAAGTGAATCTGCCGCAACATAATCTTCGGGGTTCATTATGAAACATTGATGCGATGTAAGAGCTAAATTTTGACAAGGATAATATTTTTCTTTTCCGCGAATATTTAATAATAAACCGCAAGATTCTTTCGGGTCTTGTTCTTTGGCGTGAACAAGTGCCTGATCTTTCCAAGTCATCCTGTTACTAATCCGATTGATGGAAATTCTGATCGAGTGCATTGACGTTTCGGCGCTCGAACTCCCGCCATATCAAAAACAGCCGCAAGTTCAAAAGTAACAACAGTTCTATTTTCTGCCGCTTTTCTATCAATTACAAAAATTTCTTGTTTACCTTCTGCTGTATTATCTGGGGTTCCGTATGGGTTAACGTTGCTTGGGAAATTTGCAGCGTCAAGAAATCTTGCTTTTGTTCTTATCCTTGTAACAGTTGCGCCTGTTAAATCATTTCCCGCTGTAAGTGCGTTAACTTCAAGTAAAATTGCAGAAAGTGTTCCTAGTGCGTTTGAAAAAGTAAGAGTCGGGCGTGGAAGTTGGCCTTTACCATATTGAAAACCTTCAGCCTGAACAGGAAATCTTGTGTAAGAATTACCCGCCCATATTATTTCGCCGTTATCTTTTAAACTTGTTCCCGCATGAAAACGATAAACTGTCGTTGAGCCGTGCAATGAATTATCAAGAGCTAAAGTAAAAAGTTCAATAACCGCTGACGGATTAACTTTCTGTAACTCACTAACAATTTTATCTGTACTCATGGTTCAAAAACTTGCCTAAATGTTGCGCTTATATTTGTCCTTTCATTATATGGAATACTTTTTTGCCAAGATTCACAAACAAATAATTTAGCGCCTGCAAGAGTAACAGAAACAGCAGTCGAAGTAATTGTTGCACTAGCGGCGGCTGTAACTGTAAATGTATTTGCATCAACGGCTGTCGCTACTGTATAAGAACCATCAGTTGCGCCTGATGTAAAATCAATTGTTAAAACATCACCGATTGCAATTCCATGATTCGCAATTGTAATTGTGATTGTCGTTCCTGATTGAACATATGTTCCTGTTTTTGTAAATCCTTCATCTGGCGGCGTAAATGTAAAACTTTCCTGATCGTTTGCGCGACTGCGAAGAAATGCCGAAACTACATCGCCGTCTGTTTTACTTAAATCAAAATTTAAATTATAAACAACAGGGTTTTGATTACTAGCCAACCCAAAAAATATTCGTTGCTCGAAACCATCCGCGAAGCGAACCGTGCGAACAGCGGGGGCGGACTTTTTAGAAAATCCAGAATATGTCGGTGTGACGCTTGGAAAGGTTGCCATTTATGCTAATAAACCTCCCGGCCTTTTTTGTTTTATTAATTCTGATTGTATCGCCGAAGCAAGAGCAACGCCAAGTTCTTTCCCGCGATTTTCGTTTGCATCTGATTGCATACCGCCCGCATCTACATTTACATTAATATTATTAACAACCCCGCCACTTCCGCCGATCTTGTTATTTGGTGTAACTGTTCCGCTTGACTTTGGTGTGAAAATCTCCGGACCCCGCTCCCCGACTAAGTAGCTACGCCCTGCGGATGCCGAACCACCATTTGCAAGACCCGGTAAATTAGCAAACAATCCAATTCCTGATCTTTTTAATAAAGTATTTACCCCAAGCCTTAACAAAGAAGATGCAAGATCATTAACAATCGCTCTCGCCGCTTCTCCTAAACTTCGAGTCCCTTCGATAGCACCGACTAAAGCATCAGAAATACCTGTTGCAATATCATCGCCAATTTCTCTAAATATTCCTTTTATTCTTTCAGCATCTTTTTGATTTTCTTTCATTTGCAAACCTTGTTTTTTTAATTCAAAGTTTCCATTTTGTAACAAAATTAATTCCTGACCTCGAACAACACCATGTTCTTCAATTATTGCTTGAATTTCTAATTCATTTTCTTTTCTAAGTTTTGCAAGTTCTGTTTCTTCTTTTTCAATTATAAGATTTCTTTCAAGTGAAGCATTTGCATCTTTTAAACTTTTTACTTGTGTTTCAAACTTTCTTGCTAATTCTCGACCTTCTGCCGCTTCTAAAGCAATATTTAATTCATCAACTTTACCTTTTGATTCTTCTATTTGTTTATTTAGGCTATTCATTCTTGTTGATTTTCCGCGAACCCTTTGACCTCTTAAAGTTTCAAGTTGATCGTTTAATTCGTTTATTTTTTCTTTTGTCTCATCTATTCGTGATGTAATATCAGCGGCGCTTCCTTCTTCAAGCAATGTATTAAAATTTTTCTGTTCTTTATTCGCTTTTAATAATGCCGCAGCCAAGAAACCAAGACCAATAACAACAAGACCAATACCAGTTTTTGCAAGTGCAATTTTAAATGCGGTTGCGGCGGCTGTAGCTGTAGCAAAACCAACTGTGTTTGCTGTCAACATAGCTTTTACACCGATTAAACTACCTGTTGCTATTTTAGAACCAACAGAAAGTCCAATAAATCCCGCTTTTAATGCCGCTGCCTGCGCAGTTACAACAGGAATTACTACAGCAAGTCCTTTAATAGCCAAACCAATCCCAATAAATATTCCTGTTACTTGTCCCAGTTCACTATCTGTAAATCTGATAATTGCTTCAACAAGCGCTGTTGTTCCTTTTGTAACTTTTAAAACAACAGGCAATAATTTATCGCCGAGTGTTAATTGCAATTCTAAAACAGCATTATTAAATGCTTTAAATACTTCTGCGGGCGAAGCATCCATAATTTCACCAATCTTATCTGCGCCTTCTTCCGCTGATTTTGCCAAAGCTCTTAAAACAATATCAGATTCTAATAATCCTTTTGATGCAAAATCTTTTAATTTACCCGCAGCAATACCAGTTTCGTCTGAGATCGCTTTCAATAGTTGCGGAACCTGTTCGGCAATACTTCTAAATTCATCCCCTTGTAGACGTCCAGAACCTAAACCCTGCGCTAACTGAGTAAACGCCGCACTTGCTTCCGTTGCGTTTAATCCCGCTAATTTTGCAATTGTATTAAAACCGATAAAGGTTGTTTCAATATCTTTTAAAGAAATACCCAAAGGTCTTAATCTGGCAAATATATCTGTTATCCCTTTTGTTGCTTCAATAATTGATAAATTGAACCTATCTTGCGCCTTTCTCACTAATTCTTGCGCCCCTGCAAATTCGCCAAATTCTGACGTCAAAACTTTCATTCTTAGCTGTAAAGCCTGAAAATCTGAAGCCGCGCTGACAGCTTGTTTTGCAACAACCCCGACAGCGATTCCCGCAAATGCCGCTTTAAGTCTTCCTAATTGATTTTGTAACCCTGTCGATTGTGCTTGTACGCCTTTTAATGCTCTAGTGGCCTGACTAGCATCAACTGTAAGTTTTACATTAGCTTGAGCCACAAATAAAAAAAGCCTTTATTATATATTACCTTCTATTTGCCTTTTGACGATTTAATTCTTTTTTTTCTCTTTCATTCTTAACTTCATAATATCCAGCCCAATATATTAATTCTTCTTCTGTT